TCATGCCGAAGAAGGGCACGTCGGGAAGGCCGACCTCGATCGACATCGACGGCAGGTTCTGCGTGCCGGAGACGAAGGTGTGGCCGTTCGCGCCGCCGGTGAGCGTGGCGCCAGAAAGGGTAATGCGCGCGGCGGCGTTCGTTGCAAGCGCACGCGCGTTGCCGGCGAGACCGAGCGCCTTCGCGGTGAGATTGACCACGGCGCCGGTGGCGACAGCCGCGACGTTGGCGCTAGGATTGATGATCGCGGCCATGGCGGTCGCCGTGGCGGCGGCGTTCGCACCGATGTTGAATTGCTGCCCGGGCGCTCCGGAGGCCACGGCCGTATAGACAACTCCGTCGACGGTCACGGTGTCGTTGGCGATCAGGTTGGCGAGCAGCGTCAGCGAGCCCCGCGCAGCGACCGTCGCCACTGTGGTCGGATTGCCGAAGAGGCCCTTCAGCCAGAAGCCGATGTTGCGGTGATCCATCGGCACGACGATGTCGCTTTCGTTCGACACCACGTCATAAGCCGGCGTCAGCGGATCGCGGCCATAGCCGAGGAGATCGCTTTCGATCAGGGATTGCTCTTCGCCGAGATTGGCCGAGACGAAGGGCAGCTTGCGAAAGCCCGTGCCGGGCGTGACGCCATAGGTGGCTTCAAACACCGCAGCCATGACGGCGTTGGCGCCGCGTGCGCGTGCCATGGGAATACTCCTGTCGTTGTTGGTTCAGTTCAAAGGATCGGTCGTCGCGTAGACGGCGAGGATCGCGAGATCGGCAAAGCGCCCGGGCAAGGCGCCGAGTGCTTCGATATCGTCCGTCACCGGCGCTTCTGCTTCGATCCAGTCGCAAAGCCCGCCGAGCGTCCGGTTCGCCATAACCGCGGCGCCGATCGCGCCGGTCATGGCGTCCAAGACCTGCTCGCGGGAGAGCGTCGCGCTCTCATAGGCGGCGATCTCTAGCGGGATGCGGTGCGAATAGAGGTAGGTCAGCGGCGAGAGGCTGACCTCCGGTTCGCCCGGATCGCCGTCGCGGATCACGACCAGCCCGCCGGGCGGAATGCGTTCGGCTTTGGCCAGATTGCGCTTCACTTCCGCGCCCGGCAGGGCAGCGGCGACAAGCGCCTTCACTGCCGCAAGGACGGTTTCGCGTTTCGAAGCCATGGATTACGAGCCTTCAGGATTGCGGCCAGTGCCGCGCGATCAGCGAGGGCACGCGCGCGGCTTGCCGCTTGGCAGCGCTCTCCACATCGAGCCGTTTTTTCAGGGCGACCTGCGGAACCAGAATGAACACGATCACGCTGGCCTGTCCGGTCTTGCGGCGATTGCGGGCGGCAAGCCCGCGCGTTGTGATCCGGGCATCATCCGCGACCAGCAGCGAGGGACGGCCACGGCGATAAACGAACCGAAGCTTCAGGCCGGTTCGCCGCTGCCAGCCTTCCGGGGTGATTTTTTCGCGCGAGCCCACGGCACTCCGTCCGCTCTTGCCGGCGGCGGCGGTCGGGATCGCCAGGAACAGACCGCGCGCCGAGCGGATCACCACGCCACGGTCAAAGGCATCGACGATCTTCGGCGCGCGCGACCAGACATAGGCTGCGGCTTCGGCGCTCTCGCCAACCTCGGGGAAGGTCTTTCCCCGCCATGTCCGGGACAGCCGTTCACCGAGCCCGGCCGCGACGACATCCTCTCGGAGATCCTGCTTCAGGCCATCAGCAGCGTCGCGCATCCCCGACGTGACTGCGCGCTCGATATCCTTCTCGGTTTCAGCAAGCGCTTTGCCGAGATCGGGACGCTGGATGGTGAAGCGCACGGATCACACCTTTACGGCCTCGCAGGCCGATATAAGCCCGAGCGCATCGCCCATCGGTTCGCCGATGATCCGATAAGTCTCGGCGCCGATCAGGATCAGATCGCCCTCGGCGATTGTTGCCGCCTGTGAGCGTCGGATATCGATGCCGACGGTTGGCAACACGGCGCGGCTGTCCCCGAATTCCGCCATGCGGTCGGGCGACTTGCGGACGATGCGGACAGCGACGCCAGCGCCGACGCCGCCCGCCTTCCACAGCGCGTCTTCGCCGATATTGGGATCGGCGAAGAGTGCATCGATGGCCGAAGCGAAAGCGTCGATCACGGATCGTTCGCCCGGAAGGAGGCATTGAGCCGAACACGGCCGGTGGTATTGCCCGCGCCGCCCGCGACCGCCGCCGCCGCGACGCCGATCAGAAGGTTGGCGGTGGCAACAGTCGTGCAGCGCTTGTTGGTGTCGTCCCAATAGACGAGCGCGCCGACCGTCCAGGCCTGCGAGCCGATCTTGGTGAGTTCGAACACGCCGGTGAGGTCGAGCGCGACATCGGCAGACAACGCTGCATCGTTGGTGGCGACGCCGAAGAGTTGGCCGACTTTCGCGCCCTGGCCGGACGTGAGCGCATAGGGTGCGGGCACCACCACGGTGTTGCCCGCCTGGATGAAGTTCCGCATGGGATGGGTCTCCTTGAATTCGGGTTAGGGTCGCGCCGCCGTCAGACGCCGGCGTTGAAGAACAGGCCGCGGAAGTCGATCGCCTTGGCGGCGAAGTCGTGCCTGATCTTGAATTCGACGCCATCAACCTCGAACCCTACGCGCTGATCGAGGAAGGGCTCGGACTGGCCTTCGAGGCGGCAGTATTCGATCGTGTCGATGGTCGCGGGATCGGCCGCCAGCCACCAGCGCTGCGGACCCGCCGTGTTGAAGAGGCGCGGCTCTTCGATCACGTCGAAGGCGTTGGCGTAGGGGTTGACCTGAGACGCCTGGGCGGGCGTCGTCTGGGCGATGATCTTGCGCGCCTCGATGGCACGCGTTCCCGGCGCCACCAGAATATAGCGCGGGTAGTTGTTGATGATCTGATCGCCGGTGACGCCGGCGGGCGTCATCTCGCGCTGCTGCGTCATCAGCTCGATCGCCTGCGTGAGCGAGGTCTCGGTGATCGCCGCCGCCGTGCCCTGGTTGGCGCGGCCCGCCGCCGCCGAGAACAAGGTGACGCCATCGGCCAGGAGCGGGTTCGAGAGAATCTCGTTGTAGACAAGACCGCTTTCGAGATCGGAAGCCTTCATGCCCGCCGTTCCGAGCGCCCGGTCGAAGGCGCGCAGATCGTCATTGACGATGGCCTGCCGGGTGAGAGCAACGATGCGGCCGAAGGTGGCGAGGCGATAGGTTTCCCGGCTTTCCGCGATGGTGCCATAGCTGAACTCGGCGCCTTCCATGACCGGCAGCAGGCCGGGGAAGTTGCCGATCTGCGTCGGGAACAGCGGCTTGAAGTCGGTCGTCGTGATGCCGCGCGTCCAGCGTTCGAAGGTGCGGGGCGCGGTCGTGTAAGCCTGCCGCAGACGCTTACCCGCCACGTTGGCGAGGATCAGCGGAAAGTCGCTGGTGCCATGCGGCCCGGCATTGCGGAGCGCAAGCTGCACCACCTCGTTCGCGGTCATGCCGCGGGTGCGGACGCCAACCTGTTGCAGGGTTTCGCGGGCGATTTCGACCAGCGACATGCCGCGATACTCACGGGCGCGATCCGGCAGCGCATTTGCCGACGGTGCGAGCCGATGCGCAATCGCCTCGGTGATGGCTTCACGTCGGGAGACGGTTGCATCGAGCCCGTCCGCCGGGAAGGAGACGGCGGTGTGGCCGACTCCGCGCTCATCGCGTTCAGCGAGCTTGTCGAGAATGACGCGACGGGCTTCCTCGATGGCGACGCCGCGCGTCACGAGATCATCGGCAAAGGCGCGCTCGAGGCGGAAGCGGTCGGCAAGGCCGAAGATCGCCGCAACACGCTCGCGCTCTTCTGCGCGAACCTGATCGGCATTCGGCCCAGCAGGCGGCGGATCGGTCGGCGCGGGATTGGCGCGTTCATTCGCGGCAGGCGCTTGCACAGCATCCGGCGCGGCTTCACGGGTCTGGACAGGTTCGTCCATGGCGGCAGTCTCCATCGTTCGGGTGTGGGAAGTGACGAGTTCAAAGGGAAAGGTCGGCGCCTCGTCCGCCGCGCGGACTTGCGCGCCTGGATCGGCGCCGACGGCGACGAAGGACAGTTCGTGAGGCGTCCAGCGCTCGACGAACCAGCGTTCAGGTTCGCCGACACGTTCGGGCCGTTCGACGCGCACCTTGTCGATGCGGTAGCCGACCGAGATGTTGCGGACGATCCCGTCGGTGACGAGCGCGAACAGGCGATCGGCGGCTTCATCGACGCCGGGCTTCGGGAAACGCAAGCTTGCGCGGCCTTCGCCCTTGTCGATCCAAGCGCGTTCGACGACGCCGACAATCGCGCGCGTCGTCCATTGCGAATGGCTGTCCAGCACCGGCGCGCCGGCATCGAGGCGGGAGAGATCGACCGCGTCGCGCGAGACCACGAGGATTTCCTCGTAGTCGATCGCGGTATCAAAGCCGGTCCAGCGACGGCGGCGCACGGACGCTCCGGTGGTCCAGACGACTTCGACGGTTCGGGTCTCGGCCTCGATCGAGGCGACCGGCGCAAGCCGGGTCTGCATCGGCAGCGCATTCGCCATAGGCGGTGCGCCGTGCGAAGGCGGATGAGCAGGTTTCATGGTGTCCTCGAAAGAGATCAGTCGCCGGGCTTGGGCTTCGGCTTGCCCGGCTGCTCGTTGTCGGCAGAGTCGCTGGTCGGGTCGTTCGGATCGGGCTGCGCCGTTCCGGCCTTGGTCATCATGCGCGGATCGCTATCGAGCACGATCTTCAGCCGATCGAGCAGCGCATTCATTTCCGCGATTTCGCCCAGCTGTGAGGCCGGGTCGTAACCCTGCCGGGCGATGGCCTGGGCAAGCGTCATGGTGCCCGAGCGCAGCATCAGAAGATCGGCCTGTGCGTCCTTCAGGGGATCGACGGCATCGAAGCGCGGCGGTTGCCATTCGACCTTGACCACGGGGTTCGGGATCAGGCCGGCGACCCAAGCCGCCTCGGTGAACCAGCGCCAGACCGGTTCGCAGAAGCCCGGGATCACCAACTGCCATTGCAGGGCATCGACCATGCGCCGGAACTCGACCAGACCGCCGCGCAGGCTCGAATAGTTGACCTGAGACAGATCGCCGGTGAGCAGCTCGTAAGGCACGCGGTATCCGGCGGCGATGATGTGCAGTTGCGCCCGAAGCCATTCCGAGACGCCGGCCGTTGAAGCGGGCTGGTTGAACTTGATGTCCTTGCCGCCGCGCGCGTAGGCGATCAGGCCGGGCTCGAACTGCTCAATGGTTTTGCCCTCGGCATCGACAACGGTCGGCGCCACGCCCTGATCGGCCTCATCCGCGCCGAGCACCACGCCGACAAGGCAGGCCTCGGTTTTCTTGCGGACAAGCTCCGCGTTGGTCCAATCATCAAGATCTCGCATCGCCCGCATGGCTGGCGCGCCCCAGGGAACGCCGCGGCTTTGCACGCGCTGGCGCTCGAAGAGGTGGGCGACGCCATCCGCAGGGACGCGTGCCGAGGTGAGGCTGCGCGACAGCGGCACGCTGGTGTCGCCGGGATGATCGGCAAACAGCCAATAGGCGCGGCGTCGACCGATGGCGTCATATTCGATGCCGCGCACGATCCGCCCGCCGTCGGGAAGGGCACCGATCTTGGTGTCGTCGAGGTGATCGGCTTCGAGCAGTTGAAGCTGCAAGGGCACGGGCAGCTTGTCTTCGGTGCGGCGGATACGACGGCGAAGGAACACATCGCCGCCTTCGATCATCTCGCGCACGGCGAGCGTGGTGAGCCCGTGAAAATCGGCGAGACCATCAGCGTCCGATCGCGCCGCCCAGGCCTCCCAGAGTTCATTGATCCGATTGTCGAGCGCATCCGTTCCGGTCGCCGCGCGCGGCCTGATCCCGGCGCCGACAATGTTGTTCACCAGCACCGCCACGGCCTTCGCCGCGTGCGGATTGTTGCGTGTCAGATCCCGCATGCGGTCGCGCAACCGCGAGGCGCCGGAAGCGATCTCGCCATCGGCAGAACTGGACGATGACCGCCACCCATCGGTGCGCCGGCCGACCGCTGCGCCGTCATAAGCGCGCGCCAGCTTCTCGAACGCCTGGCGTTCCAGAAGGCGCTTGCGAGCGGCGCCCGGCGCGACGCTGGCGATGGCGCGGTCAATCCAGTTAGCGGCCATCAGCGATCACCGCGGCCGAAGCTGGCAAATCCGGCGATCGGGCGAGGATTGCCGGAGGTGGCGGCGATCTCAGTCTCGATGGTGCGGATGCGCTTCAGGAGATCGTCCGCCGAGCCGTATTCGACAGTCTTGCCGTCATAGGTGACGCGCAACGTTCCGCCCGCGAAGGCGCGCTTTAGCGCATCGAGTTCGGTCTGCGTCCAGGGCATCGGAAATCCCGCGAAAAGTTAGAACCATTTGTCGCGCCGCCCGAGCCAGTCAGAGCGGCGCACGGGCGCAGTCGTGGGAGTAAGGCCGCGCTGATCGACCGGACGCGCTTCGTCCTCGGCGGCGACCCGAAGCTCTTCTTCGAGCGTTTCGAACTTGGCGTCGTCGAAGCGGTCGATCCCGAGCAGCCATGCAGCGGCGCGGGCATAGACCCGGCAATCGAGCGCCTCGTTGCGCTCGCGCATCTGTCGCCATTCGAGTTTCGAGAAGCCGCGCCGGTCACGTACCGTCACCAGTTGCTCGGCGACCAGCTGCTTCACCCATTCGGCGGTGACGCTTTTCGGCAGATGCACGAAGCCGTCCGGAAACGGCGTGTTTACGGCGAGTTCTTCATCGGTCGGGCGGTCAAGCCGCAGGAAGCGATAGGTCTCCGATTTGAAGACGGCGACCGACACCTTCCAGAGCTTCACGCCACGCCGGATTGTGCGGCCATGCTCGTTGACATCGACATAGGTCGGGCCATCGACCGGCGTTGACCGGTCGAAGCCATCGACGCCTTTGATCGCGAGCGCCTGGCCGACGCCGACGCGCCGCACCCAGCTATAGACGGCGGCGGTGTTGCGCCCATCGCCCGAGTCGATCGCAAGCCGCGCGATCCGCATCCGTGCTCCGTTCTCGTGACGCCAAGTCTGGCCGAGCAACGCGGTCAGTTTTCCCCAGACCTCCTCTCGGGAGGTGTCGCCTTCAAGCACGATGTGTTCGACGAGCGCGCTGGTGAGCCGTCGGCCCCACGCCCAGATATCGACTTCGATCCGGTCGTGCTGAACGTCAGCGCCTGCCGTGAGGATCAGGCCACACCCTGGCACCAGAGGCGCGAAATCTTGCCAATCCGGCGCTTCGCCGCGTTCCTGCCACGTCTCGCCGAGCAGCGTGTTCTTTGCGGCCTTGAGCGCCGCATCATCGCCCTGGGCGGCTTCCCATTCGCGGGCGATATCGGCCCAGCCGAGCCAGCCCACAGGCGAATAGAGCCCGGAGATGTGAAAGCCGACGCAATGCGGATCAGCTGGCGTGGCGGTCGCACGCCATTCACCCGCCGACAGCATCGCCGTCTTGTGGTGCTCGGCGATCGGTTGATCGCAACCCTCGCAATGATAGGCGGCGCTCGTCGGTTCGCTGCTGGTCCACTTCAGGCGCTCGAACTTGAGCCATTGCAGCAGGCCGCAATGCGGGCACGGGACAAAGAAGCGGCGCTGATCGCTCGCTTCGAATTCGCGCTCGATCCGCGACAGGCCCTTGATCGTCGGCGTCGAGACCAGAAACACCTTGGCGCGGTGGCCGAAGGTGCGCGTGCGGGCGATGGCGAGCGCGACCGGATCGCCTTCGCCATCCACATCGCCCTCATAGGCGTCCACCTCGTCGAGGAAAACATAGCGCGCGGGCATTGACCGCAGACCGACGGCGGAATTGGCGCCGGTCAGCACGAGTTGCCCGCCAGCGAATTTCTTGGCGAGCACCGTGTTCCCGCTATCGCGCGAGCGCGACGGCAGGATCAGCGCCCGAAGCTCCGGGCTTTCATCGATCAGCGGCTCGATTCGCTGTTGTGACAGGCGCTTGGCGAGATCGGTCGTCGGCTGGACGCCGAGGAACGGACCCGGCGCCTGATGGATGCAATAGCCGATCCAGTTGTTGCCGGCCTCGGTCGCGCCAACCTGCGCCGCTTTCATGAACACGATCCGCCGGGCCGAACTGCCGGGCGAGAGCGCATCCATGACGCCGCGCATGTAGGGCGTCCGGTCGGTTCGATAGCGGCCCGCCTCGGACGAGGCGCGCGAGGACAGAAAGCGATAACGATCCGCCCACGCCGAAACCGTCAACGCCGGATCGGGCGCAAGGCCACGGCTCCAGGCGGTAATGATCTCCGCGCGCCCGTCGAAGCCCTCATCGAAGCTCGATGCCGATCTGGCTGAGTTCTTCGAGATGGCGCCGGACATGGGCTTCGAGAACCTGCTCGCAGCGGTGAGGGTCGATTTGCAATTCGGCGGCGATCAGGGCGGCGGCGCGCGCCGGCCATTGCACCCAGGCGTCGCGTTCGCGCCTGGCGAGCGCAAACACCGTTGAGACCGCGCGAGAGCGATCAACGAGATCGCCCTTGAGCTTGCCAAGGCGGATGCGGCGCTCCTGCGCCTTGATCACCTCGTTGGCGGTGCGCGCTTGAACGAAGGTCATGTTGCCGGCGGCGGGCGCGGGCTCGCCGCTTTCGCGCAAGGTTTCACGGACGGCTTCGACGGCCGCCAACGGCACCGGACGCGGCGTGCCACGCGGTGGCGGCGGCGATTTCGCGACGGGGCGAACCTGCGCGGGATCGGAGCTCGATCCCCAGGCGCGATCCGCCTTTTCGGGATTGATCGTGCCGTCGTCCTCAACAGTGATCCGGCCCGAGGCGATGGCCTTTCGAACCGCCATGTCGGAGACGCCGCGATGGCGCGCATAGGCCCTCCGCGACAGACCCATGGGCTGCGCTCCCAATCGAAAATAATGAGCGATTAGAGCGACTTAGGAGTTGCTCCGATTTGTGTGTCGAGGCTGTCTGCGACCCGTCCTAACCCACGGAGATCGCTCATGAAAAGCCGCCGCAAAGTTCATCCCGCCGACGCCGCCAACGCTGCGGTTCTCGCCCAAGCCGTTCGCTTCGACGTTGCCCTGTTCCTCGGAACCGGGCGCTACGCCCGGGCGAGCGCGCCGACCCTTGAAGATGCGCGGATCGAGGCGATGCGCCTCGTCGCCGAGAACCCGCCCCCGTTCGGCAAGCGCCTGCCGCTGATCTACGGCGTCACCGCCGAAGGCCGCTCGGCGCTTGTCACCTCGAATTAAACCCAATCTGAAGGAGCACGACCATGACCACTGAAGCCGCGACCTACGACAAGAAGTTCAACGCCCAGCGGGGCGCGCAGCGCGCCGGGCTGAAGCCCGGCGAGTTCGAAGTGTTCAAGACACCCGATGGCCGGTTCGGCTGGCGGGCAATTGCGCCCGCCAGCGACGACCAAGCGCCGATCCAGATCACGGAGCCCGAGCAGGCAACGTCGCCAACCAGCCCTAAGCTTGGCAAGCGAAAGGCGATCATCGAACAGGCGCAGTCGGGTGCGCTTCCGGCAGCGCCGGATTTCTCAAAACCGACGCATGCGCGGTTTCGGGCGAAACTCGCCAAGCTGGTGGCGCTCGCCGAGGCGGGCGATGTGGAAGGCCTCAAGGCCATCGAGATCAACCCGGTTTCAACGAGCCCGAAGGCGATGGCGCGCTATCGCGATCTGGCGATCATCGCCATCGAGGCGCGCCGCATGGCGGCATGATCAGGGCCGGGCAGGCCCAGCGACATTCCAGAACACGACGCGGCCCGGACCCTTCCGGGCCGTCATCGTCTCCCAAGCCTTCGCGTCGTAGTGCGGATCGGACGGAAACGGCGATATCGCTTTCGCGACATCGGAGAATGGGCGCGGATAGACGTGGATCGTTGCACCCGCCACATCCTGCGGCTCAAGTTCTCGCCCGACCTGAACGACATGGCGGCGGGCAC